GGAGAGTCGACGGGTCGTCCCTTCCGGGACGGCCTTGAAGGAGGGCGATTTCGCCCTCCTTCTTCCGCACAGCTGCACAATCTATGTACATGGGAATTCCATAAATACCAGGAAAGTCCGGATCCGGAGAACCGGGTAACCAGACATGCGGCCAATTCAGGCACTTCTTCACCGCTCGAAAGAGTGAGAAGTTGGACCGATTGACCGCTGCCCACCAGGAGAGTCTTGCTAACGCAAGCCTCTTCCGGTGGACATGCTGGGCCCAGGAACCGATGGAAACCCGTAAGGGTTTTCCAAGGAATTCCATAGGCATCTGAAGCAGATAATTCTCCTGAGCGGAAATCGCCGCGACGATACGGAAGTCCGGGAGGACTCCCATATCATGCCACGCGATCCGCCCAAGCCACGGCGGCGGCTCCCGACCTGACACCCGATGAGGGTGTCTGGGTAGGAGCTCGCCTGCCTCTTCCAATGCCATTACTAGCAGAGGAGGGGGCAAACGGGTGAGATCCATAAAGGAAACATCACCGTTACCGCAGCAGAGGGCTGTGACCGAAGCACGCACAAGTCTAGAAAACTTGCGTATACTAAGGTCCCAGCCTTCAGGGAGACAAAGTAAACCCCCACCTCCTAAGCACGACGGTAGGAACGGAGGGACCCCTAGCTTCCTAAAGAAGCCGGGGAGACCGGGCCACAAGGCCCAGGTCGCTCGCCCGATCAGGTCGGCTGGGAAGCCGGCCCGAACCAGGCCATCCGAAACACTACCAATCGCAAGGGGCGTAGGCAAGGTCCCTTTCGAGACCTGTCGACGTCCTGCCCCCATGGACGTCTGTAGTAATACAAACGGCCGAAGGGGTAGAGTACGAAGGAGGTGGAGGGAAACTATTTCATCAAGTCTTAAAACTACCGGCCCCTCGAAGCGAACGCTTCCACAGGGCTGGGGAATAGAGGACTTGAATTCTCGATCTGCTTTAAATAATTGTTCAAGGAACACACCATGGGTACGATGATAAGAGTGCTTACCCTTTGACAGGATTCCGTGGCAAACGGAAACCCGGTCCTCGTAGGCCTTCCGCTGAGCAAGGGTCATGGCAGCGACTAAGTCGTCGCCACAAATCCGAGCCTTCACGAAGCCACGAGCGAGGCTCTGAGCCGCGTCCAACCAGAAAAGGTGGACGAGGCACAAGAGCCCCCAAGTAGGAGGAGCACCCATCAAGATACCACACTGCAAAGTCCCACTACCCAACGAACCCCATGAGACCTGGAAGGGACCCGTCGTAAGGCGGAGCCCTAGGGCCTCATCGGGCAAGAACCTACCCGACAGCACCAAACCCTCAACCCCGGACCCCACAAGGTCCAAAGGAAGAAGGTCTGACGCTGCCGTGAGATCTGAAGAAAGGATAAACCCTTGGCTGCCCTTTAGGGCGCCAAGGAACTCCTTGTGGTCGCCGCGGAGAACCGCTTCGACCTCAGGGGTCCTCTTCAGACCAAACTTGAGCCTCAAGCGAGCTTGATGGCCCAATAGGCAAGACTCGGTGTCAATTTTGGTCACGATGCGGGCCTTAAGCCCGCGCTCGCGGACCACAACTGCCACCGCAGAAGGGAGTGGGGGAGAGTCAGAAGTATAGAGAGCCCGGCAGTGAGAGAGCAATCTCTCACGACTCCAGCCCGACCACCACTCCTGCGGAAGCAGGCCTGGCTTACGGACCGGGGGCTCAATAAACTCAAGACTCTCCAGGATCTCACGCGCCCTCGAGATGTGACCCCCACTCCTCACAGAGTGGGTGACACAAGCCGAGGCACTCAGCCCGGTCACACCAAACGGCTCCGGCTTAGCCGGAAGCCGCTGGTGAGCCCAGAAGGCACAGAACCTCTTGAAGTTTTCGCAAACTTCAGGAGGGACCTTCAGGGGGCTGAGCAGGCGCTGCTTATGCTCCATGAGAGAGGTGCGAACCTTCCTCTCAGAAGCGACTGGAAGGGCACGTTTTAGGTAGGAAAACTGCGCAAGCAGTAAATCCGAACCATGACGGCCTTCAGCCGATAAGTAGCGTAGCGCGGGAATACTCGAGACATTAGTCTGACCATTCAAGAACATCTCGCGAGAGCGGGATGCCCAAGAACCCAGGACAACCAAACCGTGCTCGACACCTTCGTGTCGGGCGCGGAACACCATATGAGAGCAAACCTTACGGGATGCAATCAAAACGGTGGTAGAGTCCTTATCAGACGTGGCTAATGCAAGAGTAAGAGC